CAATTGTAACGCCTTTTATGTATAGCAATGTGACATTTAAAGGTATTAGTTTACTAGATTTTATTAATTTACAAAATGCAATTAGAACGCAAAGAGGTTTTATTCGTTTCATTGACAATAACCGTAGAGTAGTGAAATTATACCCTACTGAGGTTGAATATTCGTTACTAGAAAAGCAATTGGATATTAAAGGAGAGGAAAAATTTGAGCCTATATTTATGACATTGGTAACCGACCCTAATTACATATTAATAAACAACGAAACTCGAATAGACTCAATTAAATACGAGATTAAAGATGAAAAGTTATTTGTTTACGATGCAACAAGACAATTGCTTTACAACGGTGTTTATTGGTTTAATGTGTGCGTAAACGGTGCAATACCTGACAGTAAAAATAAATTAGATGAATGGATGAAATTAATGAATTAACCGTTTACAAACGAATACAAATGTTTAATAACCGACTATACTTAAATAGTCGGTTTATCTTTGTTTTATAACTTAAATTATAAGATAATGGGAGATTTAATTAAAATTGAAGAAAAGGACGGAAAGCAATTAGTAAGCGCAAGAGAATTGCATAAGTTTTTAGAATTAGACAAAAGCCAAATAGCTAGATGGTTAAATTCTAAGATAATAAAAAATCCTTTTTTTACTGAAAATGAAGATTTTACAAGGGTCGACATTGTTGTCGAAGGTCAAAAAACTGGCGATTTGGCAATAACATTAGATGTTGCTAAAAGATTATCTATGATGACTAAATCTAAAAAGGGAGACGAAATTAGAAGCTATTTTATAGAATGTGAAAAACTAGCAAAAGACCTTTCGGAAATAAATAGTCATCGTTTACCCTCAAATCTAAAAGAAGCTTATTTAGCATTAGCACAAGCCGAAGAAGAAAAAGAACTTTTATTGATTCAAAACGAAAACTTAAATACTGTTTTAGATAATCTTTTAGAATGGGTATCTATTATTAAAGTTTGCGAACACAATAAAGTCAAAGAACATTTATTTGAATGGAGAAAATTAAAAGCGAAATCAAATGAATTAGGGTATCAAATAAAACGTGCTGAAAGTCCTAGATTTGGTTATATGAACCTATATCATATCAATGCTTTTAGAGCTTGCTATCCTAATTTTGACTACAATATTAGGATAGCAAGCTCTAAAAGCATCAAAAACGCCATTAGAAGATACTGCATTGTTGCTTCCGTCTGTAGGAATAGCGTCAACAATAACTGTTTTATTTGCTAAAGCCTCGAAAGTAATTTCCTCCCACTTTGAGCTAACTGCTGGCACATCCCCAGCAACAGTAGCTATTTTAGCTATCCATTGTTTACCACCGTAAAACACAACCTGACCACTATTAAAAGCCGTTGAGTCCAATCTACTGGAGTTGTAGAATATTGATTTAGTAAAGTATTTGCCCCAACTACATCGCTACCACCTAAACCTATATTTTTATTGAAACCTGTATTAATAGTTTGGGTATTTACCTCTCCATTAGCTTCTTGAACGTTTACTTTTGTAGCCGTTCCGCTGTTTGAATTTCCTGTGATTTGTATCTTAGCAAATCTGCTAGGATTTTGACCGTAAACCGATACGGTAAGCAATAGTAAAAAAAGTATTCTTTTCATTTTTAATTTATTAAGGTTATTTTATCGCCATTTAAAGCCGTTGTTACTGTAATTGTTGTGCCACTCTGCGACCAATCCGAAGCATACGCTGGCACTTGATTTAAGTAAACATTTCTAATCTTTACCCCTGAAGGTACTGTTATAGTTGCGCCACTATATATAATATCAATTTTATAAGTGTCAATTGCAGTGCCATCACTTTCAACTTGTATCGGTATCTCAACGCCAATAGACCAACTTACGCCACTAGTAACCAATGCGTTAAGCTCTGCCGTTGTAGTAATTGGTAAGCCTCCGCCAACATTTTGAAAAGTACCTTTACCAACTAATATAAACTCATTCTTGTTTGGCGTAACACTTGGCAAGGTTTGCCCATCTACAATTGTCACGGGTCTAAATCCAACCGCATCACTAGAGCCTATAATTGTTGCTAAAAAAGTAGCGAAGTCTGTTATAGTTCCCTTTTTAAGATTTCCATTAACCTCGTGCGGTATTAAATCACTACCTAAGAATGGTTCGCTGGCTAGTTCTCCTACTTTTACCGTTGTGACTATTTGTGGGTCTATCATTAGGTCAAAATTATTACGTTATTGTTTCCATTATTTACGATTACCGTTGGGTCTCCGTTATTCAATACCACTAAATTAGTTGAAGCCATTAAAGGCTGACCATATCCTGTGATACTCCCTGTAAAAGTCATAAATTCCCCTACTGCATTAGCTTCTGAAATACTACCAATATATCCTTTGCCATAATCAACAATGGGATAAAAAGTACCTTGTATTTTCCAATCTATTAACTGTCTGTTACGCTTCAATTGCTTCAATTTATCGTAACTAGCAACATTAAAATTACCACCTGCCAAAGTTGAATTTATTTGAATACCATTAAACGAAATACTGTACTGTTGGTTTAGAGGTCGCGAGGTATTCCACCCTTCATTATCTCTTGTGGTAGTGTCTAAAAACTCAACACTTTCCTCGAATGAATTATCTGTAAGGCATCCGATAGGTAAATAAGCTCCGTTTATTTTTACATATAAAATTCTATCTTCTCCGTTTACAAAATCCATTTGCTTTAAATTTTATCAAATATACAAAAATTATCCTTTTATTGTAGGCTTTACTGTATTTCCGTAGTCGAATGTAAACACATAATCAATATCGTCTAATTCTTCGGCATAAAGTTCTAAGTAACGAACCGTACAAACATTTTTAACCGTATCATAATCCCATTCAATCGGCATAAATTTGCCTTGTATATTGTTGATTGTAATTACAGACATATACGGCATTTCTCCTTTAATATCTCCATAAAAATCAATCATAGGCTTTTGCTGTATTCTTAATTCTTCCTCTGCTGCAATCTGTAAAAGTGGCTTACTTTCAAATGTTCCACGTCTAAACCATTTGCTAGTATTGGATATTAAGTCCTCTTTAAAAATAGCACCTAAATAAACGATTTTATCATTATCACCATTGTAAACAGTATTGTTAGCTTTTACTATAGAACTAGGTTTATTTTTTCTTTGTACTGTGTGAAATTCGCCTACTTTTGAATCAGCTTGAAAAGTATTAATAACGTCAACACTTCTTATTCTAACCTCAGAAGGATATTCTGTTACTGCTGGAGGTATTTTTGGCGTATAAATAAATACCTCAATTGGCGCAGTAGTTAACAATGGTTTAGAGTCTAATTCTAAATCATAGAAAAATGTTGTTACAGTAAAAGGAGTCAAAGAAAAGTTTATAAAAAATATAGAATTAACCCAATCGCCATCTTGATTTAAATAGTTGCTTCCTGCTTTCACTACAAAATAAGTTTCAATAGGATTACCTATTTTATCACAACTTACTTTTAATTTTACAGTTGTTCCTGCATCTATAGCAAGAGTTTGAGTTGTAAGCAATGAACTAATAGGTGCGATTTCCACTAAAGGTCTTAATTTTAATCCTTGCTTAGTCAAAGGGTCGTTTATTACAAAAGGATTCCCTGATAATGATGGTGTCCATCCTGTATAATTTAAATTACCATCGTGTTCAAGTGTTGGAAAATTTAATAGTCCTTTTAAAAATCCATATTTATAACCCAACCTAAAAGCACTTATTGCGCCTTTTATTTTCTTACGTTGATTACCTCCGCAATGATGTGGATAAAAATTATCTATTTGAGAACCTAAAACACCACCTGTAAACTTAGTATTTAAACCAATATAAACACCTAATTCGTTGTATCTTCTGAATTTAGGATATTTGTTACTGTACAATTCATTTGGCTTGTAAATGTACCACTCCCCATCAATCTGAGTTATAACCGCTTGAAATATATCCAAAACAGATTTTAAAACCTCCTCGCAAGACATAATAGTATTATCGTCAATCTTTACATATCTGTCCGCTATTATGTAGATTTTTTGCAAAGGGTCTAAAGTGTCGCTAGGTGTTAATCCTTCATAATACGTATTAATAAACGTGTTTATTTTCATAGGTATTCCGATACGCTTAAGACAATAATAAACTATGTCAAAGGCTTTCATTTTACCAACAAAAAATAAACCGTTTTCCTTAACAAAGGATAAGTTTTCTAAAATACCTAATCCATCAATTGCAGTAAGATTGATATACCAAGCATCTTGTACAAATGATTCAAAGACATCATCAGGCTTTAAAAAACCTCTAAATACTAATTTATTATTCTTGTAAAACCTTACTGTAAATGTTTGTTCGTCATCTGTGTATAAATCTTCTAAAGTCAAACCGATATTAGCCTCTAGTTGGATATCTAACCCAGTACCTCTAAACGTATCTAAATGGTCTTTTGCTTTACCTTTAGTAATATTTGCTTTGCCGTGTATTTCTGTAGCTTCTCCTTTATATCCTTTTTTATTAATCTTACAAATGAATCTGTCACCATCAATATTGTCGTATTCAAAAAAATATTTAAGGTTTACATCTTCGTTTGGCTCAACATCTTCACTAACAACCGTAAACCTGCCATCTGAATCAACCGAAGTAGTAACCGTTACATTTTCAATATTCATTAATATTTCAATGGTGTTACCTACTCTTTTATAAGTTAGATTTGATTGTGAATATTGACCCCGCAAAAACGCTACTGTATTGTCTATTGTTTCGGATAACGTTGGCAAAATTCCAATTCCATAAGGATTACTATTTGGTAGTCCTAAATGCCGATAATTCACATTTACACCTAAAAAACCGTTTATAGGAATAGCTAAACCATCCAAGAAAAAAGCAAAACCAAAAGCATCAGTTACTTGTGGATTTGAGTTATAAGATATTACTACTTTCTTTGCCATATTATATACCTAATGTGCCACCTAAACGGCTGTTTTTATCTAATGAATTACTAAGCACACCTATTAACGATGTTCCGCTTATTTCGAATACTACTGAACCGTTTGTAAATCCACTACCTCCGCCTGTACTAACCGAGCTTGCAGGACTTGTGTAATCTCTACCTGTTGAACCGCCACCACCGCCACCTGTAGACCCTCCTCTTGCAGCGTTACCAATTGCAGCACCAGCAGCTTTTAAAGCAACCCCCACCGCTATAGCCGCTATTCCTGCCGCAATAGAAACGGGGCCTCCTGCCGCTATAGCTAAATCTAATTTACCTTTTAAAACCGCTAGAGTACCGTATTTTATAAGCAACCCTCCCATATCAGACAAGAAACTTCCGAAACTAGCTAGTAAAGAATTACCAACTGCATTTAATACATTTCCACCGCTTGCTAGTGCTTCTCCTATTGAGTTGCCTAAATTGCCTAAACCGTTTGAAACTGAATCAGTAATTAAAGAGTCCATTTCTTGACTAAAAGCAGTTACCAACCCTTTTAGTCTTAAAAATTCCTCTTGTACACCTGTTAATTTCAATTGCATTGGAGGTTCAACATCAACAGCCGACCAATCAAAAGTACTTACTTGCTCTTGAATAGCTGTATTTAGTGCGACTAGGTATTTATTTCCAGCGTCAAACTCAGGTACTTTTACTTTAGGTGTTTTTACTTTAGGTGTTTTTACTTTTTCGGCTTTTTTAGCTGCTTTTGGTGTCTCTTTGTCTAATAAAATAGAAGCATCTGTAGCTTTGTTTACTTCATTTGTGTAAATGCCCATTATTCGAGCATTTTCCTTATTAGCGTTTATTAAATCATTTATTAGGTTTTTTTGCGTATTAATAGCTCCAATAACCCCACTAACTCCAGCACCTTGAGCAGAAGCGCCTCCAAATTGAGCAGCAGCAGTATTGTTTTTAGCCCTAGCTAATTCTTTTTCTAAGTCAATAAGTTTTTTTCTAGCTTCCGCAGCTTTCAAATCATTTTTAAGTGATTGTTCAGCTATTTCAGCTATTTTATTTGCAAACGCTTGTGCTTTTGCTTTTGCTATTATTGCTTGTGTTAAATCTTTTGTTGCACTAGAAACATCACCATTTAATATTTTTTCTTTAGATAAATTGCCAAAATAAGCAGGATATTCTTTTTGCAATTTTGTAACAGCTAACAATCGTTTCTCCATTGAAGTGTTTACATTTTGTGCAACACTTACCAATGCTTTATATCCTGTTATTTCTTCACTTGAATTTTTAGCAGCTTCGGCAGCTACATCCTTCATGGCTTGACCTACTTTGTCAAACTTCCCAGTCAACTTATCAAATACATCGCCAACGGTTAGCCCTGATTGACTCATATAAGTAAGTCCTGTAGTTACTAAAGAAATAGCTAGTAAAACACCACCACCACCAAGCAAAGAACTTCCTACTGCTTTTAAAGCATTTGTTGCTCCTCCTGCTGACCTTGATAAATTAGCAAATGATTCAGCCGTAGCGGTTAAGTTGTTTCCAATACCCATAATTCCGAATGGCGCATCTTGTGCGATACGTGAAAATTGTGTAAGGGTATTGCTTCCGTTTGCTGTGGCTTTATTGAAAGTATTGGCAGCAACTGAAGTGGTATTTAAAGAAGATTTTAAACCGTCAAGTTTAGATTTAGTACTCGAAATACTTTTATCTAAATTAGCAGTGTCAATCCCTAACTTGACGTTAGTTTGCTTTTGGCTTTCTAATCTTTTAAGTTCTTTTTCAACCTTTAAAATCTCTTTATCTAGGTCTTTAGAGTCTCCTCCGATAATTACCTCTAACTCTGCCATTTTATTTGATTTAAGTAATTTTTATACTCATCTAAAAATCTTTGTTTCATTTCATCAGTAACGCCACTAGATTGTTTTTTGTTTCCATTCAAAGGTAAGAATTTTTCAAGCGACTTTGGTAATTTTTTATAATCTTGATAAGGAGCAACTAAAGAATGATATGCCATAAATCTAATTTTTTCCCATTCCTTTTTTTGAACTGAATTATAAGCAAAAAAGCGAATTTGGAACTCAGCGTAGGTCATATCATATACGTCCTGTAACTTCTGAATCCCTAATTCGCCAATTGCAAAGCAAATCACATCTTTTACAATATCTATTTTTTCACTTTTTTTTTATCGGTTGTTTGTTCTTGTTGTGGAACGTGCTTAGTCATTGAGTCGTTAAAAGCTAATAAAAAAGACTCCCAAAACTTACCAGTTGCACCACCTAATTCATCAATCTTGTCGTAAAAGAAATCAATATTATAATAACTTTCAGAATCTTTACCATCTCTATAAATTGCATAATTAGCCGAGTGCATCATCATTTTAGGAACAATAAATAAAGGGTTTTTAATCATTTGTTCGCCCAATTGTCCCAAGTCCATTCCTGTTTTTTCGCTTAAATCAGCTAAAAAACCCAAACCAAAATGAAAATCTATACCTTCAATAGTTACTCTATTTTGTATCATATACTATGTGTGTGGGTTAGTTTCTGTGATGTCTCCTGAACCATCCAAAGTCAAAGAGAAAGTACTCAACTCATCACCTGCGCCTTGTGATAATTCTAAATCTGTGATGATTGCAGAACCGTAATAAATAGCAGATGTTACGCCTGTGTCTAATTTCCAATCTATAGCAGTTTTCAATTTTTGTTTCTCTAACAAATAATCGTGAGAAGCTTTTGTAGTCTCTCCTCCTACACTTGTAGTGTCAATATACTCGCCCTCTGCTGAAATAGAATAAGCAAAAACGCCACCTTGTTTGATAACAAGCCCGGGATTACATTTTGTTTGTGATTCAATTACTGAAACTGTACTTGCTAAACTGTTAGATGTCAAACAAGCAACTGGACGGTAAATAATTCCATCCCAAATATACAAAATTCCTAATTCTCCTTTTACTGGTAATGCCATTGTTTTTTTAATTTAAAGTTAAGTCCAATCTTACGAATGAACGTGTAATTATTTCAAATTCCGTAATTGTTTCAAGTTGAGCTTCTGTATTCCAATTCTTAGTTAATACTTCAAATTGTGATACTGTAAAATCAGTATCTAAAAACTCGTTTACTTTTTCTTCAATGTCGTTTAGTAATACTCTTGAACCATTATTACCGTTTGACGTTGCTTTACAAAATATTTCAATTAATATCGAACAATCCCATCGATACTCGCATTTATTTGCTTTATTTCGCTCTTTGCTTTGGCTTGTGAGCAAAATATAATTATCAATGTTTTCATTCTGTGAAACCCTCATATCATAACACTTAATCGCTTTAGTATTAACCACTATGTTATTAAACATATTGAATAATGCTTTACGAATTCTTTTATCGGGATTAAATGTTGTTGCCATTATTCAAAGATATCATTTTTTATTCAAAGTTTTTAATAAATTTTCTAAATCCTTAACATATCGCTTTTTAGTAGCTACCCAAGCAGGATAAAAAAAAGGTTGTGGATTTACTCCGACTCTTAAAATACTCAATAAAATAGGATATGCTGCTTTTTCGTCAATTCCTTTCTTTTTACACCAAAGTTTAATATTCTCTAAAGCTTGTTTAAAATTACCTTTACCTCCACTTTGAAATGATTTAGCCATCTCTGAAAACTCAGCAGGAACTTGTACTTTTGTTCCTGTTCCAAACTCCATGAAACCAGCGTACTCTTTATTAACTGTGGTTTTCCATTTTAAAAACACAACTCTACTGTAATCAATTGACTGCTTTAATTTACCAAATGCCTCAGGTGCTCTTTTCGTTGCATCTCCTGCCATTTCAATTGCGTTGGCTTGCGTAATATCATCTATTTGCTTGTCGATGCCTTTTTTCTTGGCTCTCAATTCTGCCATTACTTTTGAAACGCCTACAATTTTCATCGCTTACCTGTTGCTAAAATAGTCACAAATCGAAACAATTCATCATCATACTCCCAAGAAGAAACGCCGAACTGTTGACCTTTATACTCGATTGAAATATTATCTAATTTCCCGTCAAATGTTGGGTTATTTCTAATTTTAAATGTATAACTATTCTTTAAGTCGTTTGTGCCTTGATTGCCATCTTTAAATGCGCTGTTTTGCTTAACTTCTGCCCATACACTCGCTAATACTACATCCTGAGTCACAAAGCCACCAAATCCATCCGCAACGGCTGTAGCTTCTTTTAAAATAATCTTACGGCTGTATTGTCTAGCTATCATACAAATCTTTGGTTTAAAGCTATTGCTTCTTTTACGCTATCAGGAATAAGTGTAGTATTTACTTGTTTCTCGCTTTCATAATACCAAACTTTTATCATTTGCAAACACGCCTGAACTAATTCAAAAGGAATGTCTTTTGGCTCTGTAAATCCTACGTTTAACTCAACTGTTTTAACATCGGGATAAATGGTAAACATCGGCTGTTCATAAGCAAATGGTGCAGGGTCGGTCACAATAGAGTTAATTGGGTAGTCGTAAACTTTTACTTGGCACGCTCCTTTATAAGTCTTATTACGTGGGTAAAAGATTAAGTTTGTTCTTTTTTCGATATAAGAACACGCACTGTTTATCATCGCTGTAATCTCGGCATCATCATCCGTAAGCGTTGTGTCTATCCTAAGATAGTTCTTTGCTCTTTCTAATGTTATGACTGATAAGTAACTCATTACTCTTTCGTTTTAGTTTTCTTTTCTTGTTTTAATTCAGCAACTCCAACCCTTATAAGATAATTTCCTCGTTCGTTACTTACTTCAATAACTTCTCCAGTAATATTATCTAAATGATTTTTTAATAGTTTGATTTTCATTTCAGTAATTATTTTAATATTTCAAAGATACAAAAAAAGCCATTCAAATTAACGAATGGCTTTTTAATTTATAATCTAATTAAAACTATGCTTGCGCTGTAGAACCCTTTATGAAGTACGTTTGGCCATAAACTGGTAAAGCAAAATTACCCTCGATACGAACAGTTACTTTATTTTCACGAACGTTTGTTCCATCTTGCTCAAAGAACTCAATTCTCATTGATTCTTGTGTTAGCAATTGCGCTCCTTCCAAGTCTCCAACAATGTAGTCAGTTCCAGTCAATGCAGTAGAAGCATAAGCGGGAATGCCCATAAAGAATAAACGTCCATTAACAATAGATACCCCTTGTGGCAAATCGTACTCTCCAGAACCGCTAGCTTTATTCAAGAAAAAAGAATAGTAAGCAGAAGGACGTAAGATTATAGCGTTTGCGCTTCTTTGAAATGCATCTTCAAGTCTTGAAATGTCCGAAATAATCTTCTCGATTAAAGGCAAAGTAATAGTAGCTGTAGACGCTGTAAAATTACCAGCAGTCAAAATACCTTTAATATTTGGAGTAACTCCAGAACCGTAAAGAACTTGATTGTCTAATACATTTCTGAATTTTTGTGGCAATCTTCTTTGTAGGTAAGAAATAAATCCGGGAATATTACTCATTGCTTTACGAGTTACTCTCATCCATCCAGCAATGGTTTCTACTTGTACAGTGGCTTCCTCTAAATCTAAGTCGAACTGTGCTTTTAATGCTCCCTCAGCAGTTGGCGCAATTTCTCCTTCTCCAACTCCAACCTCACGCATGAAAGTAAACGAGTTACCAGCACCAATTGTTCCACCCGGTATAATTTCGTCCATGTGAACCTTACGAGAAGGCAAGTCAATAATTTGAGGTGCGAATACTTGACCGTATCTATTTCCACCAGTTACATTTGAAGTTGTAAAGTCTCCAACTGCTTTTAATTCAAGCTCTACAGATTTTGTTTTCTTATCTCTGAAATCTTCAATTTCTTTTGATTTACCTAAGATAGCTGTTTTTAAAACCTCGTCGAAATTTTCTTGCCCTTTGTTATTTGTAGGAGAAACATTTTTTAAACGAATGTCTAATTTATCAGCATGGTCTTGCACGGCTTTAATGTCAGCCATGAATTTAGTCTCCATTGCCAAATTAGCTTCTGATAATTTTGTTTCAAATGCTTTTTGCGTTTTTGCGTCTGAATCAGCTAGTTTAGTTTCAAAGGCAGTCATTTGCTCTTTTACTTCCGATGCTGTTTTTGTCTCTAATGCTGTTTTTAATAAATCAAATTCAGCTTTTACTTCTAAGTCTAATGCCATGTTATTTTAAATTTAATGATTGTGTTAGTGATTTTAAAGAGTCTAATATAATCGGCTTTTCGTTCAAAGTGTCAGTTTCTGACGGCTCGTTTGAAAGTGATTTTAATATTGTTTCAATTTGTCTTAGTCTTGAATCAGAGTAATCCAAATTGTATGA